ACTAACACTTTAACTATTAGCCCAAATGCTAATGATGGTATTTTGTATGCTGGATCTTTAACAGATGATAAAGATCTTATTAACACAAAATCTACATCAAAAGTCGGTGACTTTGTAGTATGTGCATCTTTAAACTCAACAACTCATTGGACGATTGTTGATGTGCAAGGTGTATTTGCTAAAGAAGCATAATAAATAATTAGTGTGGGGCTCCGGCCCCACATATTAATTTAAGGAGAAACAAATATGAGTTCAGACCAAAGATTTACAAGAATAACTTCTACTGGACAGGTTAAAACTATTGGTGGAGGATCGACAAATATAGGTCCTTCAAGAATAACTTATATTCAAGCAAAAGGACACGCTAGTGGACAACTTGAATTAAGAAATAGTTCTGATAATTCTGGTGATTTATTATTTATTGCACACTTCGGAACAGAAGGTTTAGATATTTATGTTCCTGGTAACGGTATTAGATTTGATAACACTATTCATGCAACTATATCTGGAACAGGATCTGTTACACTTGGCTACACTGGCTAGGAGGTTAAATGGCTAATACAACTTCTGGAACAACAACTTTTGATAAAACTTTTTCTATCGATGAAATAATAGAAGAAGCTTATGACAGGATTGGTGTATTAGATTATTCCGGTTTTAAATTAAAAACTGCAAGACGTTCTTTAAATATAATGCTTCAAGAATGGGGCAATAGAGGTATTCATTATTGGGAAATAGATGAATTAGATCTTGATTTAGTAGAGGGACAAGCAGAATATAAATTTTTTAGAGCTAGTTCAGATGGTACAAGTGCTACTTCAACACCAAATGGTGTGTATGGAATATCCGATGTTCTTGAAGCACAGTTAAGAAGTAATAGAACAGCAACAGATCAATCAGATAGTCCAATGACAAAAGTTGATAGATCAACTTATGCTGCTTTTTCAAACAAACTTTCTAAAGGTACACCAAATCAATATTGGGTACAAAGATTTATTGATCATGTTAGTGTTAGTATTTACCCAACACCAGACTCAACTAATGCATCTAAAGATATGCATTTTTATTACATAAAAAGAATTCAAGATATAGGAAACTATACAAATGCAACTGACATGCCATTTAGGTTTATACCTTGTATGGTTTCTGGTTTAGCTTATTACCTTTCTATGAAATATGCACCTCAATTAGTTCAAGGTATGAAATTAGTTTATGAAGATGAATTTCAAAGAGCATTACAAGAAGATGGTTCAGCTTCAAGTACATTTATTACACCTAAAGCTTATTACCCAGGAACATAATGTCTAAATACGCAACAGGAAAACATGCAAAAGCTATTTCAGATAGATCAGGTATGGAGTTTCCATACAGAGAAATGGTTAGAGAATGGAATGGATCTTTTGTTCATTACACGGAGTTTGAACCAAAGCAGCCACAGTTAGAACCAAAACCCATTGGTGGAGATGGTATTGCGTTACTTCATGTTAGAACAGATAGAACAGAACCAATTACAACTGTTATGTTACCACAAGATCCTTTTACAACTTATCAAGCTGGGTCTGGTGTTTTAAATGTTTTTGCACCAGGACATGGTTTAACAAATGGTACAACTTATTTATTTAGAGGTGCACCTACAACATCACCTGGAACAGGTACATCAACTAATCCTGTTTTTGCTTACGCAGCAATTCCAAACTTTGATGGGATTACCGGAGCACAAATAACTCAAGGATCTGGATACGCTATTACAACTGGACTTTTTGATAATGGTATAAGAGTTACAACAGATTATGCTTTATCTAATTTCTTCTTCTTTACAGTTAATTCAGATACTGCTACAACAGGAAATATAAAAGGAGGAGGTTACGGATGTTCCGTAGGACCTATAACAATATCACCATGATTAAAAAATTTATTAATTGGATTAAAAATATATTCACACCTGAAAAACAGGACCCTCATCTAGAAATGTATGAAGAATTAAGATCTGATAAAGCAGATAAAATTAATAAAAAATACAAAGAGGATTCTGAATAATGACATATGCAGAATTAGTAGATAAAATTAGAAACTATACAGAAGTTGATTCAAATGTTTTAACTTCTGCTATTATAAATGGTTTTATTGAAGATGCAGAATTTAGAATCATGAGAGACGTAGATTCTGATCAAAATAGAAGATACGCAACTGCTCCTTTACTTAGTGGTCAAAGATTTATAAATACTCCTCCAAATACTTTAATAGTAAGATCAGCACAAATTGTTGACTCTGATGGTGTAGGTCAAGCAAATAATAGAGATTTTTTAGAATACAGAGACACTAGTTTTATGTCAGAATTTAACTCTGCGGAATCTACAGGAGTTCCTAAATATTATAGTATGTGGGATAACGATACATTAGTTTTTGCTCCAACCCCTAATGCAGGATACACAATTCAAGTAAACTATATCTTGAAAAACCCTGGCTTATCTAGTACTAATACAACTACATATATTAGCACTAATTTTCCAAACGGACTTTTATATGCATGTTTAGTTGAAGCTTATGGATTTTTAAAAGGTCCCAATGACCTCTTGCAATTATACGAAGGAAAGTATAAACAAGTATTACAAGGCTTCTCAATTGAACAAATGGGAAGAAGACGACGAGATGAATATCAATCTGGTGTTCCTAGAGTCGGAGGAAAATAAGGAGATAAAATATGGCAATAACACAGGCTATCGCAAATGCTTTTAAAAAACAATTATTAGAAGGCGATCACAATTTTAAATCATCAGGTGGTGACGTTTTTAAAATAGCTCTTTATACTAGTTCAGCTACTCTAAATTCAACTACAACCGCTTACTCAGCTACTAATGAAGTTGGTGATAGTGGCCAGTACTCAGCAGGTGGCGGTACGTTAGTCAACAGTGGAACCTCAATTGGAACTGGGTCCGGTAAAGGTGTTGCATTTGTTGATTTTGCAGATAGATCTTTTACTGGTGTAACATTAACTGCTAGAGGTGCATTAATATATAATACTTCATCTGCTACAACCAATGCAGCTGTTGCGGTCTTAGATTTTGGAGGAGACAAAACGGCTACATCAGGAACTTTTACAATTCAATTTCCCGCAGATACTACATCAGCCGCTATATTAAGAATCTCTGGATAGGAGGACAAAGTGGCTTTAGTCATAAACGATAGAGTTAAAGAAACCAGTACAACCACTGGAACAGCTACCTTACAACTTGGAGGAGCAGTTCAAGATTTTGAAACGTTTGTTTCCGGAGTAGGCACAGGTAATAAAACTTATTATAGTATAATTAATTCAGGAACAGGAGAGTTTGAAGTTGGTATTGGAACAGTAACAGACGCTAGTCCTGACACCTTATCAAGGGATACAATTATTTCTTCATCTAATTCTGATGCAAAAGTAAATTTTGCTTCTGGATCAAAAGATGTATTTTGTACACTGCCTGCAAAAAAAACAATGTCACCGGTAATGGACCCAACTGAATATGTAGTTACACATAATTCTACAATATCAGAAGATCAAACAATGGATTCTGGAGTATTAGCAGGACCCGTTACAATAACAGCAACATTAACTATAACAGGAACATTGGTAACTATATAATGAGTCAAGTAGAAGTAGATAAAGTAATACCACAATCTGGAACTACGCTTACCATCGGTGATAGTGGTGATACTATTAATTTAGTTGGTACATTACAAAACAATGGTTCACCTCTTCCAGGAGATATTAGTTCAGTTGTAGCTGGAACAGGTTTATCTGGTGGTGGTACAACAGGCGCTGTAACTTTAAATATTGAATCTGCTCAACCAACAATAACTTCGCTTGGAACACTTACAGGATTAACAACTACTGGAAATATTAATCTTGGAGATGACGATAAAGTTATTTTTGGTGCTGGAAACGATTTAGAAATTTTCCATGATGGTTCTAATAGTATTATTTCAGATGTTGGAACAGGAAGATTAATTCTTAGGTCAGATGGAGATGGAGTAGATATTAATAAAGGTTCAAGTGAAAATATTGCAAAATTTAGATCAGATGGAGTTGTTGAACTTTATCATGACAACTCTAAAAAATTTGAAACAACATCTAGTGGTGTAACAGTTACCGGAATATTAAGTGCAACAAATGGTAATTTTGGTACAAATGTTAACACTCAAGCAACTTTAAACTTATCCAATAATGGTGCTGAACAATTAGAGTTTTTTACTGGTGTATCTTCTGGGTTATCTCAAATACAAGCATTTAATAGAAATGACAGTACATACGACAGCTTAGATATTATTTCTTTAGACACTAGATTTAAAATTTCTGGTACAGAAAGAGCTAGGATTGATGCGTCTGGAGATTTGTTAATAGGAAAAACCTCTATTAGTACAAATGCAGAAGGAGTTGCTCTTACTAGATTAGGTTTAGGTGCTTTTACAAGGTCTGGTGATGCACCAATTATTGCAAATAGAACTACTTCTCATGGAAATGCAATTTTAATTAGAAAAGATAATTCAACAGTTGGTGTTATAGGAACTGAAAATTGGGGTATCGGAGAAACAACACCTCAAGGAAAACTTCATGTAAAAACTGCAGATAGCGGAGCAACTGTTAATGCTGATGCAGATGAATTAATAGTTGAAAATGGAACATCTGGTGCTGCTGGAGGAATAAGTATTCTTTCTGCAACTAATGGATTTGGGAATGTCTTTTTTGGAGATAGTGGAGATAGTAATGTAGGTCTTGTTCAATACGATCACTCTAATAATGCTATGAGATTTTTTACAAACGGCTCAGAACGTATGCGTATCAATTCATCTGGAAATGTTGGAATTGGTACAACTTCTCCTGCACAAAAATTACATATTTCATCTGGAGGAACTACTTATTTAAGAACAGAAAATACTGGGACTAGCACAATTACTGATTTTGGAACCGATGCAACAGGTTCTATTGTTATAAATCGTTCTGCAAAACCATTTCGTATTTTTACTGATTCTACAGAACGTATGCGTATCACATCAGCAGGTAATGTTGGTGTCGGTACAAGTTCTCCAGATGAAAAAATCCATGCTGAAAGTTCAGTAGCTACAAAAATAAAAGCAAAAACTACAACATCAACTACACTAGGTGGTTTTGAAGCATGGGGTAATAGTAGTTCTTATTTAAAAATATATCAATTTGGTTCAGCTGCTGGTGGAACAACATTTGGTGGTGTAACTGGAAATGATCAAGCTATTATTGAAGCACAAGAAGTAAGTAGTTTAGCAATTACAACACAAGGTGGTACACCAGATATAATTTTTGCACCTGCTAGAACTGCTAGAATGACTATAAAAAATGGTGGTAACGTAGGTATCGGAACTTCATCACCATCAACAAAGTTAGAATCAACTGGAACAATACTAGCATCAGTTGATGGAACTGGTTTAAAATCAGTTGGGGCTAATGCTCAAATTCATGCAGACGCATCAAGTGGTTATGGTGCTTTAATTGCTGATGGTGCAAGTAGTCAAAGTTCTCATATATTTTTTCAAACAGCAGGCACAGATAAAGCAAGATTAACAGCAGATAGTTCTGGTAATTTCTTATTTGGTTCTGGTGGAGCAACAGAACGTATGCGTATCGACTCATCTGGAAATGTTGGTATCGGAACTTCATCGCCAAATGTAGATTTAAATGTAGTTGCATCTAATGGTGGAAATGTAGAAGAAATTTTTGAACTTAGAAATAACTCAACAACTGCTGGAACTGGCTCAAGACTTAGATTTACAAATTCTACTGTTGCAGGAACAACAGGAAATAGTGTTAGTATTTCATCATTAAGAAATAGTGATGGCAACCAAGATTTATTGTTTGAAACAGTTGGTTCAGAACGTATGCGTATTTTATCAGACGGAAAAATTGGTATTGGAAATTCATCACCAACTGACACAGTATCAATAGGTAGTTTTAGTGCTAGTGGTGCATCAAATGGAATTAATCTTGGTATTGGTAGTTTAATTCAAACTTCAAATACAAGCACAGGAACTATATCTCATTTAAGATTTAAAACACCAAATGGTCAAGTTGGTTCTATAAAAACTTCTGGCTCATCAACAAGTTACAACACTTCGTCAGATTACAGATTAAAAGAAAATATATCTTATGACTTTGACGCAACAACAAGATTAAAACAATTAAAACCTGCAAGATTTAATTTTATAGCAGATGCAAACACAACACTTGATGGTTTTATTGCACATGAAGTTTCAACTGTAGTACCAGAAGCAATATCTGGTGAAAAAGATGCTGTTGATAAAGATGGTAATATTGAACCACAAAGTATTGACCAAGCTAAATTAGTTCCAGTTTTAACAAAAGCATTACAAGAAGCAATAACTAAAATTGAAGAACTAGAAACAAGAATACAAACTTTGGAGAACGCATAATGTCATCAATAATAAAAGTAGACACAATTCAAGACCAAGACGGTAATAATATTATTAATGAAAATTCTAATACTATTACAATTGGTGCATCTGGTGATACTGTAAATATTGTTGGAACTTTACAAAATAATGGGTCAGCTTTACCTGGCGATATTTCATCAGTTGTTGCAGGAACAGGTTTATCAGGAGGAGGATCGTCAGGTGATGTAACTTTAAATATAGAAGCAGCTCAACCAACTATAACTTCAACAGGAACACTCACAGGATTTACATCTACTGGTATAAATGATGATGGTACAAGTACAGCTATTACTATTGATAGTTCTAATGATGTTGGAATAGGAACGAACTCTCCTGGCAGTTACAGATTAAATGTTACTGATACTGCAAATACAAATATTAGAGTTACCGAAAGTACAAACAATATTTTTGTAGATTTAAGAGCTAACACTACTGGTGGTTTATTAAGAACAGCATCAAATCATCCATTTGTATTTGGAGTTAATCAAAATGAAATAATGAGATTAACTTCTACCGGATTAGGTATCGGAACTTCATCGCCATCAAATATACTACATTTATTTAGTTCAGAGCCTACATTAATTATTCAAGATGGTGGTTCTCATGGAGTTAATGCCACACCATCA